ATGTATGAGTGTGACTGCATCTGCAAATAGTTTCTCAGTTGTTGTGGACATCGTTATCGACCATCCTTCTATGCATATCCCAGCCATCTTTACGGCCTCGCCAGTAATGTATAGTTTTGACGTTTTCAATATATGTGCCAATAGCCCAGGTAAGTAATAACCCTGCGACTACTCCCCACATAATTAGATACCCAAAGTCTTTAAGCTCTGTGTACATGTAGCCCTACTTTCTAACCACATACCTTGTGGCATAGCAATAGTGTTACACCTGTGTATGACTTTGTGGATGATTTAGGGGCTATATTTGATAACGATTTGGTAACGTTATTAGCTGTAATGCCTGCCAAGCGCTGTAAATGAGCCATCTTTGTTTACAGGTACTAGGGTAGGGGTTAGGCTTTTACCTGTGGCTTCTAGTATAGCAAAGCCCATCTGCCAATTTGCGGCAGAATAGCGCAAATAAGAGGCTTTCTGTCGATTCATAAGGTTACCTACCTCAACCCCATATAAAGGCCTGTAATGGCTTCCTATGGCCTCTGAATAGGCACTCATGCCCAACCTGTGGCTATGCCCCGCAATTACGGATTTGCCATACTTTTTGGCTAAATTTAATGAAGTAATCCCCGCATGCTGGCTCATGCTGCCCTCATCGCCATGGCATAAAACCCAGCCTGGGTGAAATTCATAAGCTGTTTTGTGGTAGGTCATGCCCATCTCAGCAAAGCCCATAAACTTAGGGTATTGCAATTCTGGCAAGCTAATTAAGCCAGGTGTTTTTAATAAAGTGTTATATAGGCGATCACTATGATTACTGCGGATAATATGCATTTCTCGGCTGTATTCTCCGAGATCCCACAGTATTTGCTTACACTCTTCACGATCTTGGTGAATAGTTTGCTGATAAGCCAAAGGTGTTTTCTCAGCCCATCGGCTAATGGTTTGAAAATCGATCTCATCGCCAACACATAAAACCTCGTCAAACTTCTCACGTCTTGCCAACTTAATAACATTTTTAACTGCTTGCTCATGATGGTATGGTACTTGTAAATCGCTGATTACTAGCCAACGCTTAATCGTCTTCCTCATAATCGTCTAGGGGATCCCTTATAGGATCTGTCGTATCTACTATCCAATCTGGATAACTTGATCGATCCATAGCAAAGGCCAGAGCTGTAGATTCATCCATGCCATTCTTACGGCAGGCTTTGTAAACCTCATTAGCTGCAATAGCCCAATAATCTAATTTAGTTAAGACAGGCTCTTTAGTAGTACGGCGCTTACGCACCATCTTTTTCTTTGGCCTGCGTTTAGTTGCCATATTGCTATTGTCGCTTATTCATGATAAGGAATAGATCATCGACACGCTGTTCTAATCTAGTTAGTTGATCCTTCATGCTAGATCCACCATTAGGTCGTAGTTCGTTTAACCAACCTTTAACGAGAAAACGTAATCCGATTAGCCCGCCTGATAGCACGGCCATAACGCCAGCGCCAAAGCCAGCCCATTCTGCAGGACTCATTTCTCATTAGCACCGATGCCATAAGCATTATCGGATTTGTCTAAAGCCCTAGCTGCTGGGCCAGCCAAAGCTGCAACTACTACAGACAGTGCTGGATCTAAACCTAATTCATTACTTGCTAAAAATGTTAAGAAAGATACTAATACTCCACGTGCATAGGATTTTAGTATGGCTTTCTGCTTTTTTGTTATCTTCATATTTTTCCCCCTAGTAGTGGTATGTCAAACTCTCTGCCGTCTTTGTCGCCTGCCTTAGTAAAGCTAATATGGATGTGCTTTTTATGTGGGTTAACGCCACGATACCTGCGCCACTTAAAACCAAATACCCTTGATGCTATAAAGCCATTATGGATTACGTAAGATATACGCTTATCGGTTTTCGCACAGACTCTGATTTGGTCAGCCAAATATATTGAGATTTGCTCGGATGTATCCAGGCGAGAATCAATATCAATGGCTCTGACGACCCCAAATTTGTCTGGATTATGATCCGATTTGGTGGCGCTATGACGAGCATCACCAATCCACCCATCACTGGTAGAGCGGCGATCTGGATACCAGGTATCAATTTGATCTCTTAACTGCACACCAGCTGCACATAGCCAGGGTTTCATTAGCCTAGTATGGTTTTTAATTCTTCAGCAGTTAAACCAATTCGATCTAAAATGGTTTGTTTTTGCTCTGCTTTAATTTTATCTTGTTCTGCTTTCCAAGCATCCCATTTTGTAAAACCATCTGCAAATTGTTTTTTAGTTACGGCTGGCTCTTTACCAAACCAATTAATATCCTCATAATTATCGCCATAAATTACCCATTCTGCATTTGGGCATAGCATAAATAATACATCTCCACCTATTGCCATATTATGCTCCTATTTCCATCAAAGTAATTGTTGAAGTGCTAGTATCGCTTTGAACTCTGATATTTCCGTTGCCATCACCTCTAGCAAATTGAACTTTATAGGTTGTTGAGGAAGTTGTACTTGGTGAATCTAAATAAGTTGTGCCAGTTCCGCCAGTTCCTAAAGTTGTTGCTGAAGAGAAAATTCCTTGTCTATTTTCAAATTCAATTAAATCGGTCGCTCCTCTAAGTAATTTTAATTTAACATACATATCGCCAGTTGAGCCACCATCTCTTTGATTACCATTTATATTTGCAAATACTAATACTTTACTTGTTGCAGATGATGGTGTAATAGATGCAGTCAAACCAGTATCGGCAAATGTAGCACTTGTACTTGTTGCAATTGTTGAGTACGTGGCATTTACTACTTGTAATACTTTGCCGCCGCCGCCAGCAGCAGGTGTAAACCATTCAGGGGCAGTTGCGCCAGCATTCACACGTAATTGCTGATTAGCAGTGCCTAATCCAAGTCTTGCTGGTGTTGATCCACTTGAAGAATAAATCATATCGCCAGTAGTGGTCATAGGATTGACCATGCCTGTTGTATCTAAGTTAGTCCAGGCTGATCCAGTGTAATAAGTTGTTGTATTTGTATCTTTTAAGAAAGCAAAGTTACCTTCTTGTGGTGATGTAACAGCTGCATCTCTAGCTGCGGCACTGGCAAATACCCAGATACCCTGCATTAAATAGCCATCTACATCGGCTGCGGTTAATACCTCGCCTGTAGTAAAATCCTTAAACCCTAAACCTGCTGCCATCTCTACTCCTTAGTAACTTAGGACATTATAGTCTAAAGTGCCATAAATGCTATTATTTAGGATAAATGCATCTATAACGGGCTCTAGTGTCGTGAATGTGGTGCGCCAACTATTCGGGGTTATATTCATGGCAACCCCAAAAATCTGTAGAGTCTTAGTAAGTATGCTGCCACCTGGCTGGGTGGTGCTAACTGTAATTGGATCAAAAAAATCTAGGTTTAGAGCTGCAATTACACCGCTATTATAGTTAGGCGTGTATAGATCCAAGGTTATATTGTCTACTCGGATTGAGGTTTCTTGCCTACTAGCCACATAAGCCTGGGCATAATCTAATGCTACTGCATCGCTTTGCATTAAAAGATTATCTAAGAAATAACTATGCAAAAAGTATTTATCTATACTTGCCTGATTTAATGCGACCTGTGGGCTACCACCAGCTCTAGTTATTGTAGCCTTATTAAATATCAGCACATCATTTAATATCCATTGAGCATCGGCATATGATATGCCTGTGCCATCATCATTAAATACTGTTGGTGTGCCACCCACTGATCCAGCCGTAACCGCTCTATCTTGAAATACAAAATTATTATCTGCATCCACATAAATAGCGCCATACTCGGACTCTGTTGCAATTTGTAAAGCTTGTAAAGCTGTGCGGTTTGTACCTGGATCTGCCTGTAATGTAGTCAAGCCTGCATCAATATCACGCTGTGATAATGGCCAGTCAATTTCATCTAATATCTGGTTAATACGTGTGCCTGATAGATCGCCAGCAGTAGCACCTGTAACAGTGCTTATTTGAGCATTGTAAGCGAGTCTAAAAGCATCTACAGCTTGTATGGTTGTATAGGCTACATCTTCGGCTTCTCTAGGATAGGTAGTAACGTAGCTTGTAATAAACCCTGAAAATATAGGATAAGTAACGCTGTTATATGTAGCAGTTATCTGCACCTTTTTCATAGGTGTTAAAAATGTGTAATACGGACTAGATGGATTTTGTGGGTTGAAATCGCCATTTTGATCCACTATGCGTAATGTAAGTGTGCCCGTTTGGAATTGATCGATTAAAGCGTTACGGCCTCGCTTAGTTTCAATACGATTTACTTGATTAGATACATCCACAATAACAGCGCCAGGATCTCCTAATATATTTGTATCTAATATACCTTGATCTAAAATCATTGCCTGAGCAAATGATGGGCCAGTGTTAAAATTAATAAATGCATTTACTACAGGTACGGCCATTACAAACCGCCAGCAATGCCATAAGATACGCCTGATTTAGTGGCTATCTGTAAACTCTCAGCTATAAGTTGAGCGAATCTATCGCCAGTTTGTG